ATGAACCATTCCGCACCGCCGGAAGGGGCGGTCACGTCGCGCGTCATGCGCCGTCTGCTGCCTTTTCTGCTGCTCATGTACGTGCTGGCGTTTCTGGACCGCGCGAACATCGGTTTCGCGCAGAAAGCGTTGCAACAGGACACCGGCCTCAGCAATACCGCGTTCGCTTTCGGCGCGGGCGTGTTCTTCGTCGGCTACGCACTCTTCGAAGTGACGTAGGATTCGCAATATATACTGAAAGCTCCAGCGATTTTCCGGAGCAAAACATCATGGCAAGGCCAGCGCGCAAGGCTGTCGAGCCGGTTGCGGCGCACGCACCGCGGCTGTTTATCTATGGCCGCTTTTCGAGTCAGAAGCAAGCCGACGGCGACAGCTACAACCGGCAGATGACATATGCCCACGAGTGGGCCATAAAGAACGGCTTCGAGGTCGATGATTCCCTGACGATGTTCGATCACGGGCTTTCCGCCTACAAGGGCGACCACGTCAAGAAGGGCGCGCTCGGCGCTTTTCTAAAAGCGATTCAAAAAGAGATGGTGCGACCGGGCGACGTTCTGCTCGTGGAATCTTTGGACCGGCTCAGTCGGGCTGAAGAACTGGATGCGCTCGGACAATTTGCAACGATCGTGCAGGCGGGCATCACGATCATCAGCATGCAGGATGGCATCTACAATCAAGAACGCATACGGGAGACACAAGGCGGCATCCTGCACGCCGCGCTCGCCGTCATGACGCGCGCTCATAACGAAAGTGAAAGAAAGTCGTACCTAGTCACCAAAACGGCGCACGCAATTTGTCGCGCTTGGGACGCCGGCCAAGGTAAAACGCGCATTCCTGTCGGGAAGGACCCGTCATGGGTAGAGTGGGACAAGGCCGATAAGCGCTTCGAGTTGCGCCCCGATCAGGTTGCGTCGTTGGAAGCGATGATCGGGTTTTTCCGGGCAGGGTACAGTGCGACGCGTCTCTTCGCGCAGATGGAAGCCTCTGGCATCCCTCTTCCCGAGGGTATCGGTAATGTCGCGCGAGTAAATCGGGTGGTAAAAAACCGCGCATTGGTCGGCGAGAAAATCATCCAGGTCGGCGAGACAACCTACACCATCCCGAATTACTATCCGGCAATCCTGACGGAGGATGAGTTCACTTCGCTGCAACATGTGCGGAAGCAGCGCGGACGGCGGGTCGGCAAAGGCGAAGTCATCAGCTTCGTGACCGGCATGCGCCTCACTTTCTGCGCGGCGTGCGGTCACGCGATGGCGAATCAAAACATCATGAACCGTTCCCGTCGTGCAGACGGCTTGCCTCAGGACGGACACCGCCGACTACAGTGCAGCGGCGAGCAGAAGTCGGTCAATCGTTGCAGGGCGGGCTCGTGTTCGATCGTTCCAGTCGAGCGCGCCGTGATGGAATTCTGTAGCGATCAGATGAACCTCGCATCGCTCTTCGTAGATGGCAATGAAAAAACAAAGACCTTAAGCGCTGCGCTAACGCACGCAAGGCAGGAAGTGGAGCAAGCGCAAGCGGCGCTCGATACGTTCATCGAAGTCGGCGCGCTCGATAGCAAGGGGGCGGGGGCGAAAGTGATTCGCGAACGGATTGCGAAGCTCTCAACAGATGTCGATGAACGGACGGCACAAGTCAGTCATCTCGAATACGAACTCGCAAGTCTGCATCGACATTCCACGCCTGCGGTTGCAGAGGTATGGGCGGCCTTACGCAAAAGCGTCACGCAGTTAGACAACGAAGCACGCATAAAAGCCCGCCAGCTTGTCGCGGATACCTTTGCACGCATCGAGATCGGGCTTGCTCATGTCGACCTTATCGAACTGCGGTTGGTCTCTAAGCGGGATGTGGTGCGTACACTTCAAATCGACCGCAAGACCGGCGAGCGGCGCGATGAAAACGTGGTCGAGGATCCGCAGCACGAAGCACTCAAGCCGAGACGCAGAGCGAAGGATCGCGTAACAGCCTAATCTTCTTTCTTTTCTCCAAAGAAGCCCCCCGGGCTGGACATGACTCGCAGGGCTTTTTCGCCGACCAGAAAGCGCCGATACGCTTCCACGGCGACGTCCCAAACCTCGCTTACCAACTCCGGTCCACTCTCGATAATCTGTCCCGTGGACGTATCGAGCACGGCCAACGTCGCCGGTCTGCCGTCCTCGGTCATAATCGTCAGGCCATCCCATGCGCGCGCGCTGATGACCGAATGCGCGAGCGTCCCTTCGTCGATACGTTCCTGTTCCATCGGCTTGTGCATCATGGCCTCTCTTCCACGGCTTCCTTAAGGTGCCGTGTGAATCAAATAGAGAATGGCCCATGCCCCGGCTGTGATCGCAAGCAGCAGTAAAATAATCACGAGTGACGCGAGCAAACCGCCGATAATCTGCCCAAAGAGGGGCAGGCGTTTGTGATGACGACGATCGAGCGAGCGCGGATCGAAGAATCGCCGATGATCGTCATTCATCGTCATCGAGCGTCGCTTCACTTATGTCGAGCGTACCCTTGATCGTGTGTTTCAACACGGTCATAACCTTTGCAGCTTCGTCTTCGTTTGGATGAACCTGCAGGCGCCAGACGAGCCCGCACCGTCCACCCTCGTGGGGCATAACGCGCAGCTTGTTGAACTTACCATCGACCAGACGGAGTTCGTTTTTCTTGGTGCCGAGATGCAGCACCAGTCCGACCGGCGAGATAGAGCCATTCCACGATAGCGGGCCGAGCTGCGGGAAGCGCAAATGCGGCGTGTGCTGCGCATCCTTGCCGAGCAAGTCCCCGTCGCCATTGGTGCGATAGAGCGACGGACGCAAGTTATCGTCGAGCTTGTCGAGGCACGTATTAGGCATGTCCATCTCAACACGAAGGTCCATCGCGAGTTGTTCATCGTCGCCGACGACTTCGGTCCGCACAATGACATGCATGATCCGTAGCTCGGTCTGCTGGAAGTCAATCACGACTGTTCTCCTTGTAGAAGCGACGACGCGATGATGATCTGCGCGATCGCGTAGGCATTCGCTTCGTTTCTGAGTTCTTCGAGGGCTTCGACGGCCGAATCGTCGTCGAGTTGGGTTATGACCTCGTGCAGTTTCATCAGCAGCAGCACGCCGCTATAGAATGCGCGCTGCATGTCGGCGCGCTGCCCTGGACTTGCGTCGGACGGAATGTTCGCTTTGGCGAATCGATCGAACTCGGTTGCGATGACCTTCGATCCAAGAATCATGGTTGGCTCCCGTGCTGAGCGATCCATTGCAGCGCGGCGCGATGTGCGAGCACATAGCGGCGTGTCGGATGGCAGTCGTGTTCGACACCGTATCGATAGGCACGGCCGATCCATGCGCGCAGATTGCTAGGCAGCCTGTACCAGTGTTCACGGCATCCCCAATTGCGCGGGCTGACGAGCGCCGTGCATCCCGGCCAGGGACACGGATGCAGCGCAGGACGTTCGCGAAAAGAACTCATGATGAGCCTGCCTCGCGCTGCGTGAGATCGATGAACTCCTGCAGCGCACGCACCATATCGCCTCGATGCGCATTCGAAAGGTAGTTCATGCGCCCGGCAACGTTGAAGTCGAATACGAGCAGCGCGAAGCCGTAGCCCTTGAATACGTCACGCAGAATGGATCCGACCTCGGTCATCGTCTGGCGATGGATTTCCTCGATCCGCTGATGGGTGTAAAGCTCGTTCATGCCGTGGCTCCCGCGTTGTCGTCATCGAGTTCGTTCTGGAAGCCTTCGAACATCGTGCGCAGTTCAGCTTGTTGCTGCTTGTCGTCGACCTGGCCGATCAGATCGGCCGCAGCTCCAAGCGCGTCGATGTCGCGCCGGCGCAGCGCAGCCTCCATCGAACTCGCGACCTCGGCGAACGTGACCGTAAAGCCGCCGTCGTTGCCGTGCGGCTGCTGCTGCGGCTGCTTGGTCGTCTCGCTCTGCGCGGCTTTGTCGGCCGATGCGTTGACCGTTTTGGCGCGCTCCGTTTCGAGTTTCGCCTGATAATGCTTGCGCGCCTGTTCCTTGTCTTGCTCGTTGGTGAGCTTCCTCGCTAACTCGCCGGCGTCAACGAGTTCTTCGCCTGTCGTCGCGTCGTCGATGGCTTTGAGGACTTCCTTGAGCGTCACGCGCCGCAGCTTCGCCTTGATTGAGTCGCCGCGTGATTCACCGCTCGGTCGTTTGACTTCCTCGGCACGGCCCATATCGCGTTCGCCGATTGGGAGAGTTTCGAGTTCGTCGCGTGTATATACGCCCATGATGACCTCCGGCGTGTACAGGCGGCCCCAACGTTTCTCGGCGAGGTAGGCAAGCTGCTGGCGCGGATCATCGGCCCACAGCGTCGAATTGCGCACCCGCGCCTGCGTCAGTAGGACTTCGAGTTCCCGCGGTTCGTCCTCGCCTTTGAGCGTCGCCCAGACGCGCACGCCGAGATCGTTCTCGTCGTCAGGCGTCCATGCGGGCACGCGATAGGTCTGCGGTTCGCCGTGTTCGTTCTTCTTCGTTCGGCTCGTCTTTGTTTCGAAGCGCCCGAGCACCTTCGACCAATCACCGAACCATGCGAAGTTCAGGCGATCGCGCAGCAGCCCCGAACTGTTGATCGCCGCGCCGATGACCTGCGCTTCATAACCCAGCGTCGTCCCGACGAGATGCGTCTTGCCGGCGAGCGCAAAAGGGTCCATTCCCCAGCCGTGTGCGCGCGCTGCGATCGCGAAGCAATTACCAGGTTTACCACGGCAGTGCTCAGGGACAGTGACAGTGGCCGACGCCATCATGGCCGACATGCGTTCGAGCATCGCGAACAGATCGGGCGTCAGGCCGAACACCTTCGGCGGTTCGATGGTCGTGATATCACTCGTCATTTGCGTCACCCTTGATGGATTTAAAGCGGAAGTCGATATACGAAGTCGGCTCGACCGCGTAGCCGCGGCGGTGCACGACCTTGCGTCGATACTCGCCAATGTTGCCGGGCAGCGCGCCGACCGCTGCTGCGCCGATCAAATCGAGCAGATGCGCCTTGCAGCCATCGACGACGGCTTCATATCGCTTCACCTGCCTCGCCGCGTTGCTCATGACTCGGTGATAGTCGAGGGCGTCGGGCGGCAACACAATCGTTTCGCCGTTCGTGCCGGGGTAGAGCTTTTTGAGTAGCGGGATCGTGCTGTGATGGTCGAAGTCGAACGGCGGCGGTTCTTCGCGCACGACGCACGCCCAGAACGACTGCTCGCGCTCGACGATCTGTTCGATTAGTTCTTCGTCACGCTCGATGTGATAGCGGCGCAGTTCGTTGCCGCCGATGCACGCGATCAGATCCCACGCATCGAAGGCGAGCACTTCCATGTAGTGCTGGCATTGCAGGTAGTGACGTTCGGGCACGTCGTTCGATCCTTCGTCTCCCCATTCGTTGGATCGCTGAACGATCAGACGGTCGACGTTCTTCAGTTCCACGCCGCGACGTTCGCCGACGATCAGCCGATCGACGTTCGCGCGCATGAACTTGAAACTTCGATGAACGAGCGATTGATGACGCATGCGCAGATTGAGGCCGTATTTCTCAACAGCCCATGCGGCGATCGCGGGCTCAATGTGACGACCAGCCGCCATGCGTTCGTTGTCTTCGATTTCGGGCAGCCGCCCCAGCTTTCGCTCCCATAGTTCGCGCTGCGTGATATACGGGTCGAGCCCGAGGGCGGCCGCGCATTCACTACCGCCGATCCCAAGTTGTCGTTCCGCAAGCCATGCCGCTCTATCGATCTTGTTCATTCGGTTCATCCTCTGTGGACGAAAGCGTGAGGCCGAACAGCGCCAACGCGACTTCGATTTCGAGAACCGACCGATGACCGAGACCGGCAGAGCGTAGCAGCGCGCGCGGACTGCGCGTAACGATCTGATCGACCGTGCGCAACCCGGCGCGATCGAGCGCCGTGCAGACTCGTTTCGATAAATGCAGCGACGCACGTGTCGGACGTGCGTAATTGCGTTTCTCCGATGTCATATCCAATCCCAATCACAGTCGGTATTAATCGAGCCCGCCGCGCGAAGGTGGACGATTAACACCGCGTTCGTTTTGCGAACGTGTGTTCTGGTGAAACAGACATTGCATCTGGAAAATGCGCGGTAATCGTTATTCCAAAAGGAGTACGTGACGCGCAGGGTTTGAAAGTTAGTCCGCTGCGGCGGAAAAGCAAAGTGGTCGAAGTCGCGTGACCTCGGACTACGCGCTGATATATGTGACTGTCCGTTACGGTCTGCCATTAAAGTGAAACATGAAGTTCTAATCACATAGGTCTTTCGTACAACGCGCAAATGGGAATCTGTTACATATCAATTGTAAGCAGATTGCAGCCAAGGGGGCGTAAGTAGGTAAGGATTCCTAAGTAGAAATCCCTAGAAAAAAGCTTCGTCCCTTGCTTGTCGAGTCATCATTTCGCAATCTTGTCCGAACGGTCGTGTTTTCGACTGTTACAAACTTTTTCCCAGCTATGGTTTATTGGGCGTTTTCCACCGATAGGGAAGCTGATGGACGAAGTGCCTTGAAGTACAAGGAAAACTGTGGGTTTATATTGAGAGTTCTAAGGTGGTTTTAATTCTTTTTATTGGTCTCCCTATACCCAAGCTCGATTTAAGCAATCGCTAACCGATTGCTGACCGTTAAGCCGAGTATTAGGCTGGTTCTCCGTTGGGCCCGTCGCGCGGCGGTGCTTTACCCGAAGCGGAGACTACGACCATGCAATCGATTTCTAAAGCGCTGATTTCTCGTCGTCAGCAAAGTTGGAAAGACGCGCACGAGAAAGAGCAACAGTTGCGAACGCCTGATCTGTTCGGCTGGTGGCTCGCCATGCGGGTTCAAGGTTGCATCGACCACGCGAGCACCGTCAGGTTGGGCGAAGAGCTAGGTATGTTCAACGCCGTCCAAGTGGCAGCCCTGCCGCTGTGCGGCCAGTGAGCCTGCCGGGACATGCGATCATGGCCCGCATCCGCACCGTGAAGCCCAAGTTATTCACGCATGAAGGGCTATTCGACGCCGAGCACGAGACCGGCTTACCGCTCCGTCTCTCGTTCATCGGGCTGTTCACCGAAGCCGATCGAGAGGGCCGCTTCCAGTGGCGGCCACGCACGCTGAAAGCCGCGATCCTTCCGTTTGACGATCTCGACTTCGAGGCCGTTCTGGAGGCGCTCGTGCGATACGGCTTCATCATCAAATACAGGAGTCGACTAACGCGTAACGCACGCGTGAAGCACGCGTCATCGGAGATGCTTGGATGCGCGCAAGCCTCTTTTCCCGATGCAGAAAACCGTGAATTTTTGGGCTTCATTCCGACCTTCACGCATCATCAAGCGATCAACAACAAGGAGCCGCCATCGGAACTCGATGCGCCAAGCGACACAGACCTTGCGAGCCTTATCCGACAAGGGAAGCCGAGCGCGTCAAGCACGCGTAAGTCACGCGTGCTTGACGCGTCATCGGAGACGCTTGCGAAATCACGAGGGGAAAGGAAGGGAAGGGAAGGAGTTAACCCCAGAGACTTAAGACTTAAAACCGAGCGTTCTAGTCAATCTCTTCGGTCAAATTCGCGCGCGCGCGAGAACGTCGCCGAGACGGAGACGACGAACTCGCTCGCCAGAAAATTTTTCTCCGACAAGGGGCTTCGGCTAACGGCTACGACTGCGACAAACCTCGACGCTGCGATCGCTGCAGGCGTAACTGCCGCCAGCATCGGGCATGCGCTCGACGTGGCTATGGCTCGGCGTGCCGGTAGCCCCGGCGCCTATGCCGTGACGACCGCGCTCGACTGGCTGCGCAACGGCACCGAACCGCCGCCCGGCGAACCGATGCCTGAGCCGATCAATGCCCATTCGCGCGCTGCACGTCAATTCCGCGATCGAGCATTCATCAACGCCGTAACCGGCCGAGGGCCGCAGGCCGACGTCGGCGATGTGATCGACGTAGAAACTTCGGAGGTGCGTCATGCCGACGAACGAGGTTCCTAAGCCGTGGCCCGCCACGGCAGTGCCTGAGCGAATCATCAAAAAGCTGTTCGATCGCATGACCGCGATTTATGGCCAGCGTTTCATCGACATGTGGCGTGAGGTCGATCCCGTCGAGTTCATGCACACCTGGGCTCGCGCGCTTCGTCACGTCAAGCCGTTCGATTTTCGACGTGGTACAGCCGCGCTTTTGCACGCGAAGTATCCGCCGACACTACCTGAGTTTTTGGACCTATGCCGGCCGCAGCCGCAACAGTTCGTCACGCATGCGATGCTGACCGACGAATCGACAAAGATCACGCCGGAAGGCTTCGCACGGCTTCAACGGATCAAGGAACATTTGATGGGTAATCCTGCATTTTTGCCAAATAGCCCGCGTGCCGATGGAATTCAGTGGGCGTACAAGCTGCTCGATCGTGCGGCAAAAGGTCAAGGTGTCAATGCGATGCAAGTCGCCTTTGCAGAGGAAGCGATTCGGCGCTGGCATCTTTCGCGTCATGTCGCCGATATCAACGACGACGAGATCGAAATGCCCGTGCGTATCGCGAGCCCGTATATCGTCGGCGATGCCCAGCGCATGCGCGAGCCAGGTGACGATGACGAGGAGATTGCGGCATGAGCACGCTCGCTCGCATCGCCGCGAACCGGCTGCGCGACATGGTGCACCCGCTGACCGAGCACGAACGCCTTCAGTACGCGACCTTACTCGACGTTTTAAGCACTGACGTCGGGCGTTGTCATGGGTGCCTTCAGCAGATGGCGAAGATCATGGACGGTGACTTCAAAGCCGGTACAGACTTGACTGTCGTTTTGCCGGTGACGCTGTATCGCATCATCAACGGAGAAAACCGATGATCGAGAACACCTTAGAAAATGATCTGCGCACGCGCGCCGAACAGCGCGTGCTCGCGTGTCTGCTTCGCAAGAACATGGCGATATGCCATTGCTCGTGGCTCATGCCGAGCCACTTCTCGCACGATCAACACGGCGTGATCTTCGCCGCGATCCGCTCGATCATGGCGGAAGGCGGTCGCGCCGATATCGAGACCGTGTTCGAGCGTATCCGCGAGACGCATCCGCGGTTTTACGCGAACGCCGCTTATTTGACCGCGCTCGATGACCTCGATGTACACACGTCCCATATCGGCTATTACGCGGGCAAGCTGCTCGAACCGGGAGAACGGCCATGATGGTGACGCTCGATCTGTCCTCGGGCATCGCGCCGACCGTGCTCGTCAACGGTGAGCCGCTGAAAGGCGTGACACGGTGCGAACTAGTCATCACGCCCGACGACACTCCCGTTGTCCTGCTGCGCCTTGTTCACTTCAAGGTCATCGGCGCGACGTTGCCCGTGTTCCGTTCGCCCGCTGTGCCGCGCGAGAAAGCATCGGTTGGGAGCGCGTGACAATGCCCGGCCATCGCGCGCCTGATCTGCCGCCGTCGATCGCTTTCGATCGGCCGCTAACGCTGACGTTTCCGTATCCCGTCAGCGCCAACAGGTATTGGCGTTCGTATGTCGTCAACGGCCACGTCCAGACCGTTGTGTCGGCGGAAGCGAGAGCGTATCGGCGCGAGGTCGCATGGCTGCTCAAGCTGGCGAAGGTTCGCGAACCGATCTTCGGCCGCGTGGCGCTGACGGTGAAGCTCTTTCCGAAAATGCCGCAGGACGCGCGCCAGCGTATGCGCAAGCTCGGCGACGAATGGGAAGACGGCGTGTCGTGCATCGACCTGGACAACAGCTTGAAGATCCTACTCGATGCGATGAAAGGTCGCGTCTTTATCGACGACTGCTTCGTCTGGCGACTCCACGCCGAGCGCTGCGAGCCGAAGCCCGAAGCGTGCGTCGAAGTGACGATCGAGCGCATTCCCTATGTCAAGCCGCAGCAGTCGCTATTTGACTCGATGCCCTTGCAACCGCTTGTCGAAGACCCATTCGAATCATGAATCACCAAGGACTTTTGATGACCGTAAGACTAGACGCAATTCGCCGCCATCTCGCAAACGACAACGAACGCCTGCGCGACGCGCTGCGCTTGATCGTCGAAATGTGCGACGGCCAGCCCGACAACGAGATGACGCGCTACGTCGCGCGTGTCGCACGTAATGCGCTCGTGGCCGCTGTCCCGGAAAACGAAGCATTGCGCAATCCCGCGCAACCTACGGAGGGAGAACCCGCATGACGATTAGCAACCAGCAATCGGGCCAGCAACCGGCGCAGGAGCAGCCGGGCCATGAGCCTGACGAGACGAAGAAGCAACACGACGACAACGAGCGCCAGCGCGAAGACAATCAGCGTCAGCGCGACGACAACCAGCGCGAGGGCGACGAACGTCAGCGCGACCGCGAGAACGGCGAGGGCGATACCGGCGAAGACAGCGGCGACGCAAAACCTGCCGCATGACAGGGAGCACGACAACAATGCGCGGTGAGCTTTTTCGGGATGTGAATGTCGCACTCGCAACCAGCTATCGCATGGCGAGCCTGCCCGCTGTCGATGCTGGTGCGACGCGCCGCGCGCTCGTCACTGTCGCATGTCTGTCGCCAACCCGCAGCCGTATGCACGCCGATTGGGTCAAACGTCTTATCGGAGAACCGTCGCGCGTGGTTGACTTCTCGGGCCTGTCGCGGCTCGAAACGCTCGCGCAATGCGCGCTTGTGCGTCAAGCCGTGCTCGATCGTCTGTCCTCCGCGCAGGCGTGCGCCGTCGTGGCGCGCTTTTCTCAGACGCCTGGCGAGAAGCAAAAGGGTGTGTCCGGTCTGGTTGCGCATTTCTCGGCCACCAGATCGGCTTCTGCTCGGGCTGCGCTCGCAGCCGATCCGCTCGCCGATCCGCTTTGGGATCTGCTCTGGCGCCGGTATCTGCCGGCGCGCTATGGCGATGGTTTGTCGCTGCGCGAGATCGCCCGGCGAACGCACACAAGTAAGTCGACCCTTTCGCGCCGCGCGTTGGAACTTGACCGAAACTTGAATGAGTTAGAGCAACGGGCGCTTGAAATCCTGGAGCAGAGATTTGTCTCGGATGGCCTGTGCGGCGCGCTGTTCGCACGGTTCGTGGATGCCCCTGAGAAATGCGGAGGCTTCTAACTCGAATCTCCTTCAATCAACAGGAAAGGCTCCATAAAACACGCGACGGATTACAGCATTGTTTCGTCGGATAATCCATCCTCGGCGAGGCATCTGACGGCTTGGCCAACGGCCGAGAACCCAATCAGCCTGCTCCATTTATATCGAACTTCAAGAGCGGCATTTTTGAATATTCAATTTTTGCGGTTCGTGATGAATAATAAGCCTGATAAAAATTAAAGTCTTTTCTATTGTGAATGCGGCATTTGTTTGCAATTATTTTTGTGATCTTTAGCTTGTCATCGATTGATGTTTTTATACCGAAGATGATGCCATCGAGATCGCTGAATTCGTATTGCACCGCTCTGTCAGTTGGCGACAGCTCGAAGAGTGAGCTGTACAATACGATCCGATATTCCGCTTCGTATTCCCAGTCTTTGAGTTTGGTGGTCGCTGCGGCATAGAAGTCTTTCCAATACTCATTCCGTCTTTCGTCACTCTGCCCGACAAAGCCTTCAGCGCAACTGCTGCGACCTCCTTTGCCGTCGCTGTACCATTGAGCGTTCGCAATGGGGATGGGGAGTCGCCCTAATGTTCGAAAAAAATCAATCGCGAGATACCTGGAATCGTACGTGATCGGACGAAATAGATGGTTAGTTAGACCATAGAGGGGGCCGCCGCTGCCTATGCCATTTAAGGTGCGCAGCCTGAGTGTTGGTCCGGCATCCGTCTGCGTCGTTTTAAATTTCAAACATACCCCGGAGTGACTCGACCCGTAGTGACCCCAGGTGGAAGAGTTTGAGCAATGAATCATAAAGCAGGCTGCATACCAATCTGGGTGCACAATCTGTTCAATCTGCTGGACGTATTCACCCGGAAAATTTACCAAAACAAAAAGTCTGTTTTTCCGCTCGGGATCGATTGTCCTATTATATTGATTGATCAAGTCCAGTTGACGTGCAGTGCTTCTCTGTGCCGCGAATATTATCTCTGCATCGAACGAGCCGCCAGACGTGCCGGCTTCAGCTTCGTCGACCGTCGAGATACCATCGAGTAACCGGAGCATCTCGGCACTCGTTTTGTCAACGAAATTCATCTCAATCTTTTGCCTTGGAATCAGCCCCCGACGTTGATACGTGTTAAAGATTATTGGAAGCGCGATCAAGTGGATGCTCTTGATATGGGTTTCAAGCTCGATCCGACGTATTGGAACGTGGCGGCGCGAAAGCCTATCGATATATCCTGATACCGTCGGGTTGGAGAAAAATTGATCGAACAGCGATTGCTGAAGCGCAACAGCGTCGGCCGTCGCTGCTGCCTTGTGAGGGTCCAAGACTGGTATATGTTGCCATGTAATCGGGTATTCCTCTTGCAGGATAGCAAGCGTGGCATACGCATGATTTAGGCAAAGTAAAAAATGCTTGAAAAGATTTTGCCATGCGATTGCGTCGCCTTTCCAAAATATATCCTTGAAACCTTCCATTGGATCATTCAACTGATCAGGTGATGCAAAATAGATTTCTTGACGTTCAAGTTCGTGGTTTTTGCCGAGCAACCTGTCAACGGGTCTAAACCGATAAAGATATTCAGTCATTATTTTTTTGCGGCGTACTTAGATTGAAATTTGATTTTTGAATTTGAAGCTATCGTTCTCGATAGGGAGTTGAAGAAGTGACAATCAAATCTGCTAACTGGTGTTTCCCTAGAGTTTGGAGCATTCTCTGCAGTGCCATTTTTGACCGACCAGATGCGCCGCGTGGGCCGACTATGATTTTTACGATTAGTTGTTCCAGGCTCATTGCGCCTGCAGCGATTCCTTCCAGTGGGGAAATTTTGAATTTCAGCTTTGGTTCGACAACCCCGTTATTGATAAAATATCCCAGCATACTGGTCAGCGCATTGCTTTGATCATGATGTCGCGAGTAGACGACTCGCCATTCCTGCTCCTCTTGGAAACCAGAATGCTTGGTGAATACTGAAAAGGACAGAAGTCTCTCAAAGAGTTGCGCTGCGCAGCCAAATAAGGCATCCTCCGAAATCGTTGCAGAAACGACTATCTGCGCAAAACGGTTTAGTATCTGATCAATCCATCCCAGCCGCTGCTCGGTGGTTCCGTAGGTGATCTTGGCAACCCGCAATGGAGAGTCGGGAACTTCGATAAGTGCCGCTGTATTGAAAACTAGGGCCACCCCACCGCCGTTCGCGCCGTAACCGCGCCACATCGAGAGCCTACCGTCACTGTCGGCTGGATCATGTTCAGAAAAGCAAGCAATGTATATATCGAACGCTAGACCGTTCTCAAATTGGTCGAAAATTCCATCAATGTACCGACGAAACGTTTCGTAGCGTTCGGGAGTTCCTAGGGCTTGCCTAATTGATTCATTTTGCCGAATCTTATTTCTGCTGTGCCACATTCCAAACGTCAGCTCTTCGAAATCGTTCATATAAAGAGGATTTGAGAACCACATTTCTTCATTCTTTACCACTGCCTCGAGCGTGTTGACGGAGCAATAGTGCGCAATCAACGGCCTAACGTTAGGAAATTGCTCGTCGGCTCGGAAGCACTCGGCCCACATGGGCTGGAATAGGTCATGGAGAGCACTCATCGTTGGTCCTGATTGTTGATTTATCGGGCGATTTTGTCGGATCATTCTACTTGACCTCGTCCCCGGAAAGGCCAGGCACAAGAATATGATAGGTGGCTAGATCACAATTGGATGAACGTCGGAAAACTGAGATGGATGGATTTTGGAGCGGCTTTTGGGGGCCGTTCTTTACCTTCACAGGTGGTGTGCTTGTTGCAGTGATCGCGAATTTCATCGCGGAGGACTTCCGTCGTTTTCGCGACGGATCGGCGCTCGCGAGCGCCATCGCGGGCGAATTGCTTTCATACGGCGTTGCGATACAGGACTTGGCTGGAAAAGTGGTATGGCTCGCCGAACAGGCGGAAGCGGGAACAGTAATCCGTGTCGCTGACATCGAAATGCCGCGCGACCCGATTTACGAAAGTGCCGTGCAGAAAATCGGACTGCTTGGGATTGACCTCCCGGAGAAGGTCGCGCTCGCCTATGGACGTATCCGCGCCTTCCGAGCGCTTTACATGGTCATCGCAGGCGATAAGGTCAAGACCGATGCTGCAGGCGTCGGTCGGCTCTATCGAGAATTGCTGGTCAAGCTCGCAGAAGCCGAATTAGAGGGACGGCAGACAGTCACGTTGCTTCACGCCCGCGCAAGCGAATCGTTTTGTCACTCGATGCGAGCGTCTTGGAAAAGATGGTGGGACACTCGTTGCCGCGCCTGAAGCGCCGAACGGTTGTCCTCCTATCGAGTTCCGCTCAGGCGATCCGATAGCAAGATGCCAATCGCCACTGAAGGTTTCACGTCGTCATTCTGTGCCGCTGTCGCCAGCGACTTCTTCCTGATCGACGTACTCATTAAGGTAAGCGGCGATGACATCGCCATGACAAGGAAGCGGGGCGCAGAAGCAGCCTAACCGGTATCCGCGAAGTGCAAGCACCGCGGAACGTCGCTCCGGGTCCGGCAATATTTCTGTCTCGAAATGCTCCTTGTATCTTTGGATCACTTCTTCACGGCTGAGTCCTTCTGGGCCGCGCCCTATTTCATACGGATTTCCCCATCTTGTTCCTCGGCCGATGTACACGTCGAACTCTTCGTTGTTCTTCTTGTTTCGGACGGTGGTTATCCGTAGCGGAACGATACGAAGATGTCTTTGGAGAAGGCGGGAAAAATAGATGATGTCGGCAAGGTCAGTCCCCCCCCAGAACACAACGACGTGCGTACAAGCAGTAACAACACTCTTCGCGGCCATCCGTGAATTGACGCGTTCCGCGCGGGTCGTTAGTCCACGTTCGTCACAGTAATTCTGAGCGATGGACCGAGTGTCCTGAACAACCACCACCTCCGCATCGCCTAGATTGCCGATGATTCGGTCCATCTTCTCAGCAAAGACACGTGGGAAAGCGAAGCCTTCAGAGAGCGCCACGAGCAGGATCGTTTTATTGGATGTCGTCATAGATGCGGCTAAAAAAGGTGCGCAATTTTCAACCTATTGCCCCATCTTGAGTTGAGATACTCGGCCGCGAGGCGACGATGGCAATGATGCGGTTTGTCTTCGCTGCACAGCATGCATCCGCGGTTGAACATTTCGACATCTAGGTTGCTTTCTACACGGCGTTTCGCAAGCAGTTCAACATACGCGTCGGCGTAGCTATTCCAATCGAGCTCCTTGGCTTGGTAGCGCTTCAACATTTCCTTCTCCGGGGCAAGCTCCCGCAGTTCAATGTACTTCGCGCCCACCAGTTCCGATAGGAAGAACTCCAGGTCGGCTCTTTTGGCAAAGCCTGCGAGTTGAGACACATTGTTGAGACGCACATCCAAAAGAGTGCGTACGCCGGCCGTACGCAGCAAGCCGAAGAACTTCTCGGCCGACTTGTTTGTGAATCCTACCGTCGAGACTTCGATAACGCTCATGTTTCCTCCCCTATACATGTGTTTCTCTCGACGTGCGGCTAGAGCCGCATAATCCCGGCTACGACCTTAAACCGGTACAGATTTCCATCGTTCTTTTGAAACGGGAGCGCCAGACTGATACACGCGAGACATGCTCCGAGATCATACTGCCCCAGCCCTTGGGGTAGAAATTCGTTCTTGACGACCGGATCAGTGATCTTGAGCCTGTATAACGTTCCGCCATGTATAAATTGGGCCCGTATTTCCGGGGGATTGCCCTCGAAGCCAGCCGTAACTTGCACCTGAAGTGCTGGAAGGCGAATGAGATGAAGTGACCGCGGATGCAAAGCGGCGATCTCTTCAGGAATCTGATCGTTGACCCCCTTGAACGTGTGACCTGCGTTCACGAACAGAGCTTCAGGGTTTTCGGCATACTCATCTATATCCGCAGCAGCGCACTCTCCAACCTTTTCCCACCAGAACCCAGGATCAACTTGCCAGTTCTCTGTCTGACAGCCCTGCGGACGTGGCTCGAGGAGATGAACATTCAGAATATCGAGCAACTGCGGGCTGGTTCCATTCTGGTAAGCCTGCTCTCGATGCGTCAGTGCACCTTCATGCCCCGAGCCGATCGGCCTAATCCAGGCGCCAATTGAGAGATCGTCCAGGAGTTCGATTCCCGCTACACAATGGCCCGCTCCCTTTTCGGAGTTCGCCAAGCAAATGATTCGTTTTGTTACCACTTCGGCCCCCGTAGATTTTTTTGTTGAACACAGGTCAGTCGTTCGTGGTATCGGCAGAATATGGAGGAAATTTAGGGCGAAGATGTGGATGTTCGTTCGCAATCCCTTCGGCCTCGGGACCCTCACTGCGCAATCCGGCAGATCACTACATTAGGGAATCTGACGTTCAGAATCGACGACACTTGCACGATCGGGACAAATTGCCTACTCTTTGCGCAGAGTAGGCGTCGTGCGTCTAGCTCGGTAATCAGTCCGCTTCCCCCAAAAGGGCAGCGGACTTTTTTTTGGAGACTCGCGGTTATGGCGTTCGGTCGGTGGTTGCAGAAGCTGCTCGGCTATCCGTCCGTCAGCGCGATCCAGATCGCAAGTCTTCATCCAGGAGACCTGCTCGTCGTGCAGCTGCCCGAGCACGCGAACATCGATCACGCCAGGCACATTCGCGATCTGCTGAAAGAACGTCTGCCATCGACGGTGAACTGCGCCGTGATGATCGCCGACGCAATCCGCCTCGAGGTTGTTCGCGTCGTCAATCCCACGGACCGTCCAGTGCAAAGACCGATCGGTGGCAAGGAGAAACCCGATGCTAACGATTGAGCAAGCGCGCGAAATGCGCCAAGGCATCAGCTTGAGCGGAGACCGTAACCAGTGCGCCGAGTGTGGCGAACTGTTCAACAGCGTGACGGCGTTCGATAAGCACCGGACAGGAACAATAGGTGTCTGTGAAGGCGTCGATGCTCGCCGCTGTATGAGCCTGTCCGAGATGCGGATGCTCGGCATGGTCAAGAACCCTGCTGGCTTCTGGATCAAGGCGTCGATGTCTGAGGAAGCGCGCGAATCGTTGCGCGAGTCCGTCACCATTCCGCTAGAAGCCGCTGCTGACCCCTCGAAGGTACTAGGACAGCCGTAGGCCGCAGCAACGGCAAAAGCCGGAGACTGCAAACGTCCGCTATGACTGTCGATCAGCAGCGCCAGCAGTTTCGTACGCGTGGCCGTGCATGGCAGCGCATCCGAACCCGCCAGCTTCGAGCGCATCCGCTCTGCGCGATGTGTCTCGAAGCCGGTCTGATCACACAGGCTGATGAGGTCGATCACGTTCTGCCTCTGTACAAAGGCGGCACCGACCATGCGAGCAACCTGCAATCGCTCTGCTCGCCATGTCACCAGGTCAAGACTCGCGACGACCTCGGCCTGCGAGCGCACGGCTGCGACTTGAATGGCGTGCCAGCCGCGCCGACCAAACGATGACCGCGCGCGCGTACTCGGGGAAGCCGACCCGGGGGGTGGCTTGTAACTTTTTTCGAGGCCAGCGGACACCTTGCGCGCTGGTTTATTTATATGGCCGCTTTTCACAACATAGGGGTCGAATGTCGAAGAACGTTGCGCGTGGCGCATCAATCGCGCAAGAACCTGCGGCGAACGCCGCAGAATCGCTCCAGGCGGCTCCATGGCCCGCGGCGAATATCGAACGTCGTCCGCTGGCGACGCTCGTCCCATACGCACGTAACGCGCGCCAGCACTCCGACGCGCAAATCAGCCAGATCATGGCTTCGATGCGTGAGTGGGGCTGGACGCAGCCGATTCTCGTCAGCGAGACCGACACGATCATCGCCGGTCACGGCCGCGTCATGGCCGGGATGCGACTAGGTCTTGAGGAGGCGCCGGTCATGATCGCGCGCGGCTGGTCCGAAGCGAAGATCCGAGCCTACGTGATCGCGGATAACCGCTTGCGGAGAACGCATCATGGGATCGTGAAATGTTGGGCGCGGAGTTGAGCGAATTGCGCGACGCGTTCGATCTTTCGCTGACGGGTTTCACGAGCGGCGAAATCGATGCGATGACTGTCACCGATTTGCCCGATTTGGGCGTCGAGTACGACGAGTCTGCGGCCGCTGGCGTTAAGTACATCAAGTGCCCTGAATGCGGGCATGAGTTCCCGAGGTGAGAAACGCTATGGCCTATCACGACCGATTGAACGAGGCTTGGACGTCGCACCTTGCGCCGAGGGCGCCAGACGCGCCGACTGTCGTTTCGACGTTCGCAGGTTGTGGCGGCTCGTCGCTCGGCTATTCGATGGCGGGCTTCGAAGAAAGGCTCGCGGTCGAATGGAGCGAGAAACAGGCGCATCGTTCCGTGCGAACTTCGCGCACGTCCCGCTGCACATGGGCGATATCGCAACGCTGTCGAGCGACGACGCGCTGCGCCTCGCGCGGCTCGTGCCGGGGAGCTGGACGTGTTCGACGGGTCGCCACCCTGTCAAGGCTTCTCGACGGCCGGCGCGCGCAAGTTCGATGACGGCCGCAATCAACTGTTCCTCGAATTCCTGCGGCTGCTGCGCGCGTTCGCGCCGAAGGCGTTCGTCATGGAGAACGTGCGCGGGATGGTCATCGGCAAGATGCGGCTGATCTTCGCGGAAATAATCAAGCAACTGAAAGACGCGGGCTACACGGTCAGCGCGCGCATCCTGGTTGCAGGACATTACGGCGTGCCGCAGATGCGCCCGCGGATGATTCTTGTCGGCATCAGGAGCGACCTCGCGGCCCTGGGCGTCGAGCCGTCGCATCCCACGCCGTTCGCGATTGCGCCGACCGTGCGCGAAGCGTGGCACGGGCTCGTCAACACACCCGACGAATGCGCGGTCGCGCGCTTCGGTGAAAATCGGATCGTGCATCGGCTGCTGTTCCGCATGAAGCCGGCGAGTCGGGCGACAAGTACCACCCGAACAAGCAGCTTTATGGTCTGCATCGGCTCGATCCCGACAAGCCGAGCCCGACGCTCCTGCGCAACGGTGGCGCAGGCGGTGCGTGCGAGGCTTGCCATCCGAGCGAACATCGGCGCATAACGATCGCGGAAGCCAAGCGCCTCGCATCTTTCCCAGATCAGTTCGTGCTGCGTGGCACGTTCGAGGAACGATGGGCGGCGATCGGCAATTGCGTCCCGCCGCTGTTCATGCGGGCGATCGCGCTGCACGTTCGGAGTCTGCTCGGTGACGCGGCGCAAACGGAAGTCGAGGACCGTCATGCCGCAACCACGTAAGCCGACCGCGCTGCGCATCATCGAGGGCAACCGCGAAAAGCGGCCGATGCCGAAGAACGAACCGAAGCCGCGGCGCGGCATCCCAAAACCGCCGCCGCATCTGATCGGCTACGCGCTCGAAGAATACGAGCGCATCGCGCCAGAACTGCATCTATCGGGCGTGCTGACGACGATCGACGGCGCGGTGCTGGCGGCCTACTGCCAAGCGTATGCGCGCTGGCGCGAGGCTGAGGAAGCACTCGCGCGCATGAAGGCGCGCGACAAGCTCACGGCCGCGCTGATGATAAAGACGAAGAACGGTAACGCGATCCAGAACCCACTGGTGGGCGTCGCCAACCGTTCGATGATGCTGATGCAGCGATTCGCCAGCGAGTTCGGCATGACGCCATCGGCGCGAGCGCGGCTGGAAGTCGATCCGCATGACGAAGGTCAGCGCAACAAGGCCGACACGTACTTCTGATCCGGTGCGCGCGTATGCGCGCGCTGTCGTGTCGGGAAAGTCAATCGCGGGTCCGCACGTCCGCGACGCGTGCAGACGGCATTTCAATGATCTGACGTTCGCCCGTGCGCGCGGCTTGCGGTGGGACGTCAAGGCGGCGCTGCGCGCGATCGACTTCTTTCATGACGTGCTGAACCTGAACGGCGGCGAGTTCGAAGGCAAACCGTTCAACCTGTTGCCGTGGCAGCAATTCGTCGTCGGCTCGATCTTCGGCTGGAAGCGCGACGACGGCACGCGCCGCTTTCGCGAGGTCTACATCGAGGCCGGCAAAGGTTCGGGAAAGTCTCCGCTCGCAGCCGGGATCGGGCTTTACATGCTGGTCGCCGATGGCGAAGCGCGCGCCGAGATCTATGCAGCCGCCACGCGCCGCGATCAGGCGATGGTGTTGTTCCGCGATGCCGTCGCGATGGTGCAACTCTCGCCGGCGCTCGCATCGCGCACGACGCTATCCGGCCGCGACGATCGCGTATGGAACATCGCCTATGTCAAGACCGGCTCGTTCTTCCGGCCGATCGCGTCGGATGACAGCGGCCAGAGCGGACCGCGCCCGCATTGCGGGCTGATCGACGAGGTTCACGAGCATAAGAGCCCGACCGTCATCAACATCATGCGCGCCGGCAAGAAGGGACGCCGCCAGCCGCTGATCCTGATGATTACCAACTCGGGCTTCGATCGGACGTCAGTCTGTTATGAGCAGCACGAGTATGGCGCGCGCGTGTCGTCGGGGATGATCGATGACGATGCGTATTTCGCCTACGTGTGCGCCCTGGACGAAGGCGAAGAACCCTTCGATGACGAGAAGTGCTGGATCAAGGCGAATCCGTCGCTCGGCTCGACCATCGAGAACCACTATCTGCGCGAGCAGGTTCGGCAAGCGCGCGGCATGCCGTCGCTCGAATCCACGGTGCGGCGGCTCAACTTCTGTCAGTGGGTCGATGCGGCCGATCCTTGGATCAGCGCGGATTTGTGGTGCAAGTGCGAGGTCGGTGCGCCGCCGATCGCGCAGCCCGTTAGCGAGCAGGACGCGGATCGCGAGGCGCGCTGGACGCAGGTCGTCGAGGACGCGCGGCGCGAACGCGATGCGCTGTTCGAGCGGATGCGCGGCCGGCGGATCGCGGGCGGGCTCGATCTGTCCGGCACGCGCGACCTGACCGCGCTCGCGATCGCGGCGGAACAGGACGATGGCAGTGTCGATGCGCTCGTCGAGTTCTGGACGCCGAAAGACACGCTGCGCGATCGCGCCCAGCATGACCGCGTGCCCTATGAAGCGTGGGTCAAGGCGAACTTTCTGCACGCCAGTAAGGGTCGCGCGGTCGATTACGGCGACGTGGTACGGCGCCTGGCCGCGCTCGATGCCGAACTCGCGATCGGCGGGCTCGCGTTCGATCCGTACCGCATCAAGTATTTCGAGCACGACCTCGACGCCGAGAGCTTGTCCATCAAGCTTGTCCCGCACGGCCAGGGTTTCTTTCGCGCGGCCGAGTCGGGGCTCTGGATGCCGCGCTCGATCGAGCAGGTCGAGCAGCTCGTGTTCGAGCGGAAACTGCACGTCGCGTTCAATCCGTGCCTGCGCTGGAACGTGTTGTCGACTGTCACCGAGACGGACGCGAAGAACAACCGCATTTTCAATAAACGGAAAGCCACGGGCCGAATTGACGGACTCGTGGCGCTGACGATGGCCGTCGCCTTATTGCTCGAAGGCAAAAACGAGCGCGAGCCCGAGTACCAGATGTTTTTCTTGTGAGGGAGACACGCCATGAAACTTGAACGCGCCTATACGCTGCTCGAAGTGCGCGGAACCGACGAAGACGCGCGCAGCATTGAGGGTATCGCCAGCACGCCGACGCCTGACCGTTACGAAGACGTGGTTGAACCGCTCGGCGCGAAATACGCGCTGCCGATGCCGCTCTTGTGGCAACACCGCAGCGATGCGCCAGTCGGTCACGTCGAGTTCGCCAAGGCGCAGGCTGATGGCATCCCTTTCACGGCGCGCATCCTGAAGACCGACGAACCCGGCTCGTTAAAAGAACGCCTGGACGAAGCGTGGCAGTCCGTCAAGCTCGGTCTGATTCGCGCGGTGTCGATCGGCTTCCGGCCGCTCGAATATTCGCACATCGAGGGTGGCGGTCTGCGCTTCCTCTCGTGGGAATGGCTCGAACTGTCACTCGTCACGATCCCCGCCAATGGCGAGGCCACCATCAGCGTCGTTCGAAGCATCGACGCCACGGAGCGGGCCGCGTCTGGTCATGGCTCCTCGACGATCGAGCATCCTGCTTCTCACATCGTGCGGTTGCACGATGACCCGACCTCGCGCGCTCGCGAACCCTTCGTCATTCAGACCATTCACCGGAGCGTGAAATGAAATTCTCAATTCAGGAACAGATCGCGGCCTATGAAGCGCGCCGCGCCACCGCGAGCGCGCGCATGGTGGAAATCATGGAAGTCTCCGCCGAAGCGGGAGCCACGCTCGACACCGCCCAACAGGAAGAGTTCGACGGGCTTGAAGCGGATTTGAAGGCGATCGACGGCCATATCCAGCGGCTGAAGAGTATCGAGGCGCAGACGATCCGCAGTGCGTCGCCAATCATCGTCACCGATCCGGCGAGCGCATCGACAGTGCGCGGCGGTGTTCCAGTCGGACCTGCCCGCAGCGTCCAGGTCCAGCGAAATTTGCCGAAAGGCACGGCGTTCACGCGCTACGCGATCGCGCTGATGCGCTCGCAAGGCAATCTCATTCAAGCGGTCGAGGTCGCGCGCGGCTGGCACGATAGCACGCCCGAGGTCGAAGCCGTCCTGCGCGCGGCGGTCGCGGCCGGCACGACGACCGATCCCGCGTGGGCTGCGCCGCTCGTCGATTATCAGAACATGACGGGCGAGTTTATCGAGTTGCTTCGCCCGGAAACCATCATGGGCCAGATTCAAGGTTTCCGGCGTGTGCCGTTCAATATCAAGATGCCCGCGCAGGTTAGCGGCTCGTCGGCAAACTGGGTCGGTGAAGGCGCGCCGAAGCCGGTCAGCGCGCTTGCGTTCAACACCGTCACGCTCGGCTTCAGCAAGGCGGCCGGCATTGTGGTCATGACGGATGAACTCGTGCGCTTCTCTAACCCGTCCGCGGAAGCGATCGTCCAGCGCGACATGATCGCGACCATCGCGCAGTTCCTTGACATTCAGTTCATCGATCCCGCTATCGCCGCCGTGGTGAACGTCCATCCGGCATCGATCACGAACGGCGCACCGAACATCGCGGCGAGCGGCGTGACAGCCGACGATCTGCGGCAGGACATCGGCACGCTGTTTGCCATGTTCGTGCAGGCGAACCTGAGCGTGCGCGGCGCGTACTGGATCATGGACCCGATCATGGCGCTGTCGATCGGCATGTTGAGCAACGCGCTTGGTCAAGCCGAGTTCCCCGGCATCAACATGAACGGGGGCATTTTCTTTGGGCTTCCGGTCGTCGTGTCCTCGAACGTTCCGCACCACGCGAGCACGGGCGAGTCCGATCCAGCGACATCGATGATCGTGCTGATGCTGCCGAGCGAAATCCTGATGGCCGACGATGGCGGTGTGGCGCTCGACGCGTCGCGCGAAGCGAGTCTGCAACTCGACAGCGCGCCGGTCGCGGGCGCGACGCAGCTTGTCAGCCTCTGGCAGAACAACATGATCGCCCTGCGCGCCGAGCGTTTCATCAACTGGCAGCGCCGGCGCGCGCAGGCCGTCGCGTATATCTCGGGCGCACGTTACGGCGGCAACTTCATCTTGCCGACCCCGCCCGCCAACGCGGACGCCGAGAGCGGCACCGACACGGCCAACGTCACGACGACCCGCAGCTGATCGACGACTGATGCGAGTTTGAGGACACCGGCGAGGTTTCCATTCGCCCGGTGTCTTTTTTTTGATGGAGATGAGGCGATGAAAGTCAAGGCAAAGACGCGGGTTAGCTACGGAAAAAAACAGTTCTTCCCCGGTGACGAAATCGAGATGCCCGATCGCGACGCGAAGCTGCTCGCCGCGGCGGGCCGCGTCGCGCTCGACGGTGTCAGCGCGCCGGCCGACGCGTGCGCGGCGACGGAAACGAGCCAGAAACGCGCAGGAGACGTCCGCATCGCTCCGAAGCAAACCGAAAAGGCCGACGCGCCGGAAGCTGCTGGCGACGCCAGAAAGACGCCCGCTGAGCGAACCGCCGCCAGCGACGACGAGAAGGCCAAAAGCAGCGGAAAAAAGGCGCGCGGCAGCTATAAACGGCGCGACATGCGCGCCGCGGACGACACGCGCGAGGACTCGGGTGATACCGGGGATGAGTGATGCGACTCCTGGGCTTCGATATCTCGTTCTCGCGAGCCTCGCGCGTCAAGCCGGTGCCGATGGATGGTCATGCCGTGGGAAGTGGCGTGCTCGGTCCGTTCGGCTCTGGCGGCTGGTGGCCGCTGATCGCGCGAGAGTCGTTCTCGGGGGCATGGCAGCGAAACATCGAGCTACGGCCCGAAAGCATACTTGCTTATCACGCGGTCTACGCGTGCATCACGCTTATCAGCGCCGACGTTGGCAAGCTCGCCGTGCGGCTGATGAAGGTTGACGACAACGACATATGGCTGCCGACCCAATCGCCCGCGTTCTCGCCGGTGCTGCGCAAGCCGAACCGCTACCAGAATCATATCCAGTTCATCGAAAACTGGATCATGAGCAAGCTGACGCGCGGCAATACTTACGTCCTCAAAGACCGCGACAACCGCGGCGTCGTGATCGCGCTCTATGTGCTCGACCCGAACCGCGTGCGGCCGCTCGTCACCGAAGACGGCGGCGTTTACTACCAACTCGACATTGACCAGCTTGCGGGCGTCGTCCCCGATCGAGACGGACAGGTCATCGTCCCGGCCAGCGAAATCATCCACGATCGGATGAACTGCCTTTTTCATCCGCTCGTCGGCACGTCACCGCTGTTCGCGTGCGCGCTCGCCGCGCGTCAAGGTCTTGCGATCCTCAACGACTCGGCCGCGTTCTTCGAAAACGGCGCGGAACCGGGCGGCATCCTCGTCGCTCCGGGCGCGATCAGCGACGAAACCGCTAAGCGGCTGAAAGATCGTTGGGAAGAAAACTACGGCGGGTCCAATCGCGGCCGCATTGCGGTGCTCGGCGACAACCTGAAATATGAACCGCTGACGATGACCGCCGTCGATGCGCAGCTGATCGAGCAGCTGCGCATGACGAGCGAAATCGTGTGTTCGGTGTTCCATGTCCCCGGCTACATGGTCGGCGTCGGTGCGGCACCGACCTACAACAACATTGAGGCGTTGAGCCAGAACTATTACTCGCAGTGCCTGCAGTCGCTGATCGAGTCGTTCGAGCTTTGCTTGGATGAAGGTCTGGCGCTGCCGGACATCTATCGCACGGAACTCGACCTCGACGGGCTGCTGCGAATGGATACCGCGACGATGGTCAAGACGCTATCCGATGCGGTCGGCGGCGGCATCGCGGCTCCGAACGAGGCGCGCAAGAAGCTGAATCTGCGGCCGATGAAAGGCGGCGACACACCCTACATGCAGCAGCAGAACTATTCGCTCGCCGCGCTCGACGAGCGCGATCGCAACCAGCCGTTTGCGAAGCCAGACCCAGCGCCAAACGGTGCGCCGGTCGGCGGTCAGCCGGCGAGCACCAGTCAGAACAGCGGCGATGAAGCCGACGACGAGACGCGAGAAGAGACAGATCAGGAGCGCGCGGTCCGTTGGCTCGACAAGCTGCTCGCGGGACTGAGCGAGGGAGACAACGATCATGCGTGACGTGACCCGAATCCCCGACGAACTGCTCGGCGTGATCGCGCGCGCCATACGGCTGCACGTCCGAAGCTATTGTGCGTCCTTCGCCGCGCGCATAGATGCGCTCGAAAGAGCGGAGGCCCGCGAACCCGTCGTCAACGTGACGAGCTTCCCAATCAAGGACCATACCGAAACGATCGAGGGTTTGCGGCGCGCGCAAGAGACGTGCGAGCGCCTGGCGGTCGAAGACCGGCGAGCGATCGATCGTTTGCTCGGCGGCATTGATGGAATCAGCGAGCGTCTAAAGACGCTCGAATCGCACAAGGTTGCGCTGAGCGATACGACTTTAATTATCAGCGAGCACAGCGAGACAATCGATACCTTGCGGAGCGCTCAGGAAAAGCAAGAACAACGGGCAGCTGAAGATTGCCGCGCGCTCGATCGTTTGCTCATCAGCGTCGGTGGCATAAGCGAGCGCGTCAAGACGCTTGAGTCACGTGACCCAGTCGTGATCCCGACGAATATTCCCGTCAGAGACCATACCGAGGCGATCGAAAGCCTGCGCCGCGCTCAGGAGAAGCAAGAAGAGCGGGCTGCTGAGGATTACCGCGCGCTCGATCATTTGGTCAGCTGCTTCGACGGTATTAGCGAGCGAATCAAGACGATAGAGTCCCGTGAACTGGCCGCGACGAAGGCGAATATCCCCGACGCGATCGATCGCCTGCGGCGCACGCAGGAGTCGGATCACCAGCAAGCGGTCAAGGACCGCCGTGCGCTCGATCGTTTAATCGGTACTTTTGACAGCATCAACGAACGTCTTAAAATGCAAGAAACCCGCGAACCTGTAGCGCCCGCCACGAACGTTAGGGACCGTACGGACGCCATCGAGAGCTTGCGTCGAGCGCACGAGCAGAACGCAGCGGGCGCGGCCGAAGACCGCCGCGCTCTCGATCGACTGCAGAATAGCTTCGCCGCCCTGGGCGATCGTGTGAAGACGCTGGAAACGCGTGAGATACGCGTTCCGAGGGATGGCGAGCCGGGGCGCGACGCGTTCGAGATCGATGTACTGCCCGTTATCGACTTCACGCGTGACTATCCGCGCGGCTCGCTCGCGCAGCATCAGGGCGGCATCTGGCGCGCGCACGCGAACACGCACGGCGAACACGGCTGGTCGTGTGTCGTCGATGGCATCGGCTCGACGCGCGTCACGATGGACAGCGAACGCAGCTTCACGGTGCATATCGAGCGCGCGAGCGGGGCGCACGAGACGGCCACATTCGCGCTGCCCGTCATGATCTATCGCGGCGTGTATCAGGCCGGCGAGACGTATCGCACCGGAGACGTGGTGACATGGGCGGGCTCGCTCTGGCATTGCAACGCGACGACCGACACGAAGCCCGATGCGGGCGGCGATGCGTGGACGCTCGCCGCGAAACGCGGGCGCGACGGTAAGGACGCGCGCATGAGTCTCGTGGGAGGAAGCACCGCATGACAGCCGACCTTGTGACGATCGACGAAGCGCGAGCTGCGCTGCGGCTCGATGATGACTTTCCCGACATGACGATCCAGATTGCCGTGACGAGCGCGAGCGATTCGGTCATCGCCTACCTGAAGCGCGACCAGTACGCGGACGGCGAAACGATACCGCCCAACGTCAAGCAGGCGACGCTGCTGCTCGCGGGCATCTTCCTGCGCGATCCCGATGGCGTCGAGTCGCAGACGTGGGAACAAGGCTATTTGCCCTGGTCGGTCTGCAATCTGTTGCATCAGCGGCGCGATCCGGCGATGGAGTAACGCGGGAGTCAATCAAGATGGCGACCAAGACAACCGGCATGGCGGCGGGTCCGCTGCGTCATCGCGTGCAGCTTCAGGCGCCGGTCGTTCAGATCGACGACGAGACGGGCGAACCCGTCATCACGGATTGGACCGACCAAGGCACGCCTGTATGGGCCGCGGTCGAGCCCGTGAGCGGACGTGAGTGGCTTCTATCGGCGGAATTCCGCGAGGGCACGACGACGCGCATTCGAATCCGCTGGCGCGATGACATCGACTCGACGTGGCGCGTCATCCACGCGCGCAAGAGCGGCCAGACGATCTACAACATCGACGCCGTGCTGCCGCGTTACGAAAGTATGTCGGAACTCCATTTGATGTGCAGCAGCGGCATCGTCAATACCGGCGGCCAGCCGTGATATCGATCAGCGAAGTCAAGGGACTGAAAGAACTCGACGCGTTTCTCGCGACCTTGCCCGAGGAAGTCCAGCGTTCGATGCTGTCGGGGAGTCTGCGCGACGCGGCCAAGCCGATCATGGATCAGGCCGCGTTAAATGTGCTGGCGCTGTTCGGCGGTCATCAGCGATCGAGCGGCGTGCTGTTCTCGCATATCACGCGCAGCAAGTACAAGCGCACCGGCTATGCCGCGCGCGTGAACGTCACGATCAAGCGCCCACGGGGCGCTGCGGCCAAGTCGCCGCAGATCATTAACGGCGTGCGCAAGCCCTACGGACAGGACGCATTCTATGGCCGCTTCCTCGAGTTCGGCACGTCCAAGATGCGGGCCTACTCGTGGCTGCGCCCGGCCGGCATCGCCAAGCAGGACGAGGCAGGCCGCGCGATGAATCGCACCTTGCAAAAGCGCATGTTGGCGTGGTGCAAGAAAAACGGCGTGACCTATAAGCCGGGAGTGTGACGCGATGACCGAGGACGAACTTTTCGCCGTGCTCGACAGCGCGATGCCTGGGCGCGTGTTCACGCCGATTGCGCCGGCTAACGCCGTCGAGCCTTACATCATCTATCAGGACGTCACCGCCCAGATGCAGCACACGTTATTCGGCTTCGCGGGTCTCGCCCAAGTGTTCTGGCAGGTCGACAGCTACGCGCGCACGCGTCGCGAAGCGAAGTCGAACATGCAGCGCGTCATGAACGCGTTATGCGCGTGCGATCCACAGCCAACCTTCGACAATCCGCAAAGCTTGTACGAGGTCGAGACCCGGCTTAACCGCCGTATGTTGCAGGTCATCACTTGGGACGATTCAACCGGAGACACAGCATGAAAAAGGCAATCTCGGCGCAAGGGACGAAACTCTATCTGGAAGACCTCGACAGCGCCGCCTATGCGACAGGTCAGATTGTGTCCGCGAGCGCGAGCGAACCGGTCTATGTCGTGCTCGATGATGTCAGCAAGCTGAAGAACGGCGAGCCGATCCATATCACGGGTAGCGGCTGGGCGTCGCTCGACAATCAGGCGTTCGTCGTGCAAGACCTCGACACCGATGCGAAAACCTGCGCGCTTTATGGAAGTGACGCGGGCGGTGAGACGGCCGACTTCGGCGACCTCGCGATGTGGTCGCTCAGCACGTTCGTCGATCTGTGCGCGCGGACCTATTCGATCCAGCAGACGCCCGCCACCAGCATCGACACGACGACGCTGTGCGACGACGAGAAAACCTCCCTCGTGGGCTTTCGTGATCCCGGCTCGTTCACCTTCGATTTCTTCACCGATCCGACTGACCCCAACTATCTCGCACTGCTGGATGCGTATGACGACGGCGAGGAACGGATGCTCGAAATCGTGTACCGCAACAAGGCAGTCCGCACGCTGCCCGTCATCGTGCAGAGCGTCAGCGAGACTGGTGGCGTCGATCAGGCGGTCGCGGGTAGTGCGACGCTCAAGATCACGGGCGCGCCTGTTCTCACACAGCCGGCCGACAGCAACCTGCCCGCCGAGCAGTACAACCTGAGTGTCGCAGTGACACCGGCGAGCGGCGACGCGCCGCTACACGTCACGATGCAACTCACCGAGACGGGAGGCGCGGCCGCGAAGTACGCGATCGACTGGAAAGACGGAAGCGGCTCGGAAACGCTGGTCGGTTCGAGGACCACGACGCACGCCTACACCGACGAGGGCAGCTATACCGCGTCCGTTGTCGCCACGGTCGCGGGCAAGTCGCAGCCCGCCGCGCAAGCCAATCCCGTCACCGTCGCGCCCGGTGCATAACGCCCACAACTTCGGAGAGCACGCATGAACGATATGAGCGAAGTCCCCGACGCGCCCGCGTTTCATTTTGATGGAGAGAACGAGATAGTCAAGACCCGCTTCATGGGGACCGTGACGCTGCGCGACGTAGGTTATGAGCGCGTCGAAGCGATCATCTATATGGAGAACCGCGCGACCGTCACCGACGAGGACACGCGCACGATGATGGATCGCGTGATCCGGCGTCTGCTGATCGAGAGCGCCGAGGGCGAGCGCGGCGAACGCTTGACTAATGACCTGTTCGCCCATCTGCCCGGACGCCTGATGTTCGACATGACCGCGCTGCGCAAGGCGGTCATGCGTCTCTATGGTCTGGATCAGGACGACGTAAAAAACGAATGACCGCGCCCGCTACGCGCATTGTGTTCTTGGTCGCCTCCCATCTACACATGACTGCGGGCGCGGTACGCAAGAACATGAGCAGCTATGAAGTCATGTGCTGGTGGCACTGGCTGAACGAAGCGCACGAAGCAGCTACGCAGGCCGACGACGACGCGCCGCTAATGCTCGATGTAGAAGCAGAAATCGCGGCGTGGCCATCGTGATAGGGAGACGTTCATGGCTTCAGCAGGCAGTCTGATATTCGAACTCGCGGCCGATGTGTCGCGTCTGCGCACCGATATGGGTAAGGCGCAGGCCGAAATCAAGTCGTCACTCGACAGCATCGCCAAGTCATCGGCCGCGACCGCGATCATGACCGGCGCACAATTCGCGCTCAACTTCGCGAAGGGCTTCGCCGACAAGATCACGGCCGCGATCGATCAGGCCGACGCGATCGGCAAGCTCGCTCAGCGCATCGGCACCAGCACCGAAGCGATCAGCGGATTGAACTATGCGGCCAGCTTTGCAGGCGTGAGTCTCGACGACCTCACGGCGGGCTTGAAGGGCTTGAATAAGGCGCTGCTAGAAACCAAGGACCCGGCAAGCGATGCGACGGCGGCGATTCAGGCGCTTGGGCTCAATGCCGCGCAGCTTCGCTCGATGGACCCGGCCGAAGCGTTCAACAAGATCGCGACCGCGCTCAGCGGCTTTAAGGATGGCGCGGAAAAGGCGGCGGTCGTTCAGGTCCTGTTCGGTAAGCAGGCGCAGTCTTTGATCCCGCTCTTGAATCAGGGTGCGGAAGGTATCGCGAAGTTTACCGACGAAGCGGCCAAGCTCGGGATCACGATCAGCGGCGAGACGGCGCAGGCGATGGGCGATCTGAATGACGACCTCGCGCGGATGAAAGCGGCCGGTGACGGGATGGCGGCCACGCTCGCGCGTGATCTGCAACCGGCGATATCCGAACTCGTCAAGGTCATGCGCGAAGCATCGACCGAAGGTTCTCCGATGAATGACGTACTGCACGCGATCGGCGTCACGGCCCAGAAAACGATCGGCATCATCCTCGCGGTGATTGGCACGCTGCAATCGCTCGCCGCAACTTTCTCCATGCTCAAGAAAATGGCGTTCATCGATCTGAGCGAGGAAGGCGGCTGGCAGAAGATGAAAGACACCTGGAACGAGGGTAATCAGAAGGTCAAGGAGATCAACGAAAAGTACGAAGCCAGTGTCGAGAAGATCATGCACGTCCAGACGCAGGCCGAGAAAGTCCAGAACGCGAGCGCCGCCGCCTTGGGCGCGCTCGCGAATCAGACGAACAGCGCCAACCAGAAAACGCTTCAGTTCACCGACACGAAAGACAAACTTGCTGCGAGCCTGAAGAAGACCAAACAAGCCGTCGATGACTACGCGCGGATGCTCGAATCGTTGCAGGCGCAATATCGCAAGCTCGTCGCCGAGGGCGACCCGATGAAAGAACTGCTCGGAGACTCGAAGTATCACGCGATGGCCGAGAAGCAGCAAGCAACGCTTCGTCAATGGGTGCAGGCGAACATCGACGCGCAGCGTGCAATCGACGCGACGACGAGCGCGAAGGAAGCGCAGCAGAATGCCAATGACTTCGCCTATCAGCAAGGCGCGGCGAGTCTAAAGCAGGAGCTTGACCAGGCCGATGCGATGTGGGACCTCGTGGACGCGACCAAGGCGGCGGTCGATCCGACCATCGCCTATACAAAGGCGGTCGCGGAACTGAACTCGATCCAGAGCCAGTTGTCGCCCGAGGAATACGCGAAGCGCATGAAGCAGCTATCCGACGACCTCGCGAAAGCGCAGAACAAGATGGACCCGCTTGCCGAGTCGCTCAAGTCGTTGCAGCAAGCCATCGAGGGCTTCGGCAAAAAAGCGAGTGACGCCCTGGTCGACTTCATGTTTTCGTCCGAGGACGCGAGCCAGAGCTTTAGCGAGATGACGGCATCAATCCTCAAAGACCTCGCCAAGATGTTGGTCTATCAGAACGTCATGAACCCGATTTTCAGCAGCATCAGCAAGGGCGTCAGCGGTTTCGATTGGGCGTCGCTCTTCGGCGGCGGTCGGATCAGCGGCGGTCCCGTCTCGGCGGGTCGCATGTATCAAGTCAACGAAATCCCAGGCCGCACAGAGTATTTCCTGCCGAACGTGCCGGGGCGCATCGTCACCGACGCGGGCGCGTCCAACGTCGGCGGCGGCTCGAATGTCACCGTCAACGTGCATATGATGCGCGACGATCGCGCGACCCAAGACACGACCGCCGCCGACCGCCAGACCGCTGAACTCGGCAACCGCATCGCGACGGTCGTCCGCACAGTCATCTCGCAAGAGAAGCGCACGGGCGGGCTGCTGGCGCCGACGCGCTGAACCATTCGAGGTCAAACCATGAACGTTCCCGCAACGGTGACACCGTTGAGCGCGGTCATGCGCGCGCGCCTTGTCGCCGTTAGCACCGAGCCGCGGCTAATCGCCAGTTCGCCGCTCGGGGCGTCCGGTCTCGTGTTCAAGTGGTGCGTGACGGAAGCGAGCTACGACCTCGAACCGAAGATCATCGCGGCGAAGTTCGGTGACGGCTACGCGCAGCGCCGGCCCGCTGGCATTAATACGCAGGCGTGCATATGGGCGCTGACGATGAAGAACATCGATGCGGCCACCGCTGGCGAGGTGGTCAACTTCCTGTCCGCGCGCAATGGGGTCGAGATCTTCAACTGGACGCCGCCGCGTCAGATCGTCGATGAACCCGTGACGCAGGACGTCATCTGTCCATCATGGAGTCTCGCGTATGGACAGATGATCGCGGACGGCACGCTCCTCTATAACCTCTCGTTCAAGTTCGAGCAGGTGTTTCTATGAGCGTCAAGGGTGATGTGCAGGGGCTGCATCCGACTGCGGTCATCGAGCTATTCATCGTCGATCTGACACGGTACACGAATCAGTTTTTGCACTTCCACGCGGGCACGAACAAGCTCGGCGGCGATGTGATCTGGCAAGGCGTCACGTACACGCGCTATCCCGTGCGCGCGACGGGCTTCGAATGGAAAGGTCAAGGGACGCTTCCGCGTCCTCACTTCGCCGTCGCCAACGTGACGGGTATCGTCTCGGCGATGTGTCACCTGTACAGCGATCTGGTTGGATGCCCCGTCACGCGTAAGCGCACACTCGCGCGTTATCTCGATGCGGCCAACTATCCGAACGGCAACCCGTTCGCGAATCCCGATGAAGCCTTTGGCGATGACTTGTTCGCGATCAATCAGAAGACCCGCGAATCGCTCGATATCGTCGAGTTCGAACTCGCTACCCCCCTCGATGTTGAGGGTGTGCTGATGCCGCGCCGACAGGTCGTGTGCAACGCCTGTCCGTGGCGCTATCGTGGCGACGGCTGCGGCTATGCGGGACCGCCCGTCGCCGACATCAACGACAACCCGACGAGCGACGCCAGCGCCGACCAGTGCGGCAAGCGCCTGAAGTCCTGCAAGATGCGCTTCGGAAGCGGCTGGCTACCGTTCGGCGGATTTCCCGGCGCGGGCCAATATCGGTGACGTTCCATGAAAGACGAGACCCTTGCACGCGTGGTTCCCTACGTCATCATCCACGCGAACGCCGAAGCGCCACGCGAATGCTGCGGCGTGGTCATCCTGAACGACGATGACCTTGTCTATGTCGCGTGCCGCAACCTCGCGGTCGAGTATGAACACTTCATCATCGCCGGCTATGACTATGCGCGCGCCGAAGACAGCGGCCGCGTCATGGCGATCGCGCATTCGCATCCTTACATCGCGCCCGAGCCGTCACTCGCCGATCGCATCGGCATCGAGCGGACCGGCTTGCCGTGGCTGATCGTCAACGTCCCGGTCGGCTCGTACACGATCACGCGGCCGAGCGGCTACAAGGCTCCGCTGGTCGGCCGTCCCTTCGTGCATGGCGTGCATGACTGTTACGCGATCGTACGCGACTACTTCGCCGAGCGCGGCATCGATCTGCACGACTATCCCCGCGCGTTCGGTTGGTGGGACGATCCGCTCGGGCCCGACCTGTACCGCGAGAACTTCGCGACCGAAGGCTTTATCGAGGTCGATCGCGATGCCCTGCAGCCGGGCGATCTGCTGCTGATGAATATTCGTGCGCGCCGCGACAATCACATGGCCGTGTACTTGGGAAACGGCGTGATCCTTCATCATCTGATCGGCCAAGCCTCGCGGCGCGAAGCATATCAGGAGTTCTATCAGCGGCGCACGACCGCGGTGCTGCGGCACAAGTCGCTAATGCAAGGGGCGACGCCGTGCTGACCGTCAAGCTATATGGCGACCTCGGCGCCCGATACGGTCGAGCCTATTGGCTCGATGTCCGCACTCCCGCAGAGGCCGTCCACGCGCTCTGTACGCAGCTCCCGGGGCTGCGCAGCTACTTCATCGAGCACGGAGCGCAGAAGTTCCGCGTGCGCGGCGTGCAGGACTATGACGAAGCGGATCTGCATTTTCCGCAGAGCGCGGGCGTGCTCAAGATCGTCCCGCTCGTAGAGGGCGCCGGCGCGTTCGGCAAGATCATCGGCGGTGCTGCGCTCGCGATCGCGGGTCTGTTTATTCCGGGTGTCGGCGGCATGATCACGAGCATGGGTATCGCGCTCGCCCTGGGCGGTGTCGCGCAGCTGCTTGCGCCGCGCAACAAGGCGACGGCTACGCCCGAGAAAGCCGAGAACGAACCGTCACTCGCGTTCGATGGCGCGGTCAATACGATGGGTCAAGGCGGGCCGGTCCCGCTCGGTTACGGTCGGCTGCTCGTCGGTTCGCAGATCATTAGCGTCGGTTTTTCGACTAATAACGAGATCGTGATCAGATGAATGCGCGCGAACGTGTTCCCGTCATCGGTTCTGGCGGTGGTGGCGGCAAAGGCGGCGGTAGCGGTGGCTCGACTGCGCCCGTCGAAGCGCCCGACAGCCTGCGCTCAATCCAGTACGCGCGCGTTATCAACTTGATCTGTGAGGGCGAAGTCGAAGGCATCGTCGGCGGTGCGGCGGGCATCTATTGCGACGACACGCCCTTGCAGAACGCGGATGGCTCGTGGAACTTCTCGGGCGCAGCGGTCGAGTGGCGCAGCGGAACCGCGTCTCAGCAGCCGATCACGGGCTTTTCCGCGACCGAGAGCGAAAGCACGGTTGGCGTTCAGGTCACGAACGCGGCTCCTGTCGTACGGTCGGTGACGAACCCGAACATGACCGCGTTCCGTATTACGCTCGGCTTTCCCGCGCTGACTACGCTAGACCCGACGAACGGCAACCTCGACGGCGCGAGCGTGACCGTTGGTATCGACGCACAGCGCAACGGCGGCGGCTTTCAGCGTCTGTACACGGACACGGTGACGGGCAAGACCACGAGCCGCTATCAGCGTTCCTATCGCATCGATCTGCAGTCGCGCTTCGGCACGATCGGCGGCACGTTCGATTTTCGCGTCGTGCGTGTAACGCCCGATGCAACCAGCGTCAACGTCACCGACAAATTCCAGTGGGAGACGATGACCGAGATCGTCGACAACATGCTGATGTATCCCTACTCGGCATTGTGCGGCGTGCAGATCGACGCCTCGACGTTCAAGAGCATCCCCAAGCTTGCGTTCGATATCAAGATGCGGCGCGTGCAGGTCCCGAGCAACTATGATCCGACGACGCGCCGTTATAGCGGCGTCTGGGATGGGACCTTCAAGATCGCATGGACGGACAATCCCGCGTGGATCGTGTACGACCTCGCGGTGACGCAACGCTTCGGGCTCGGCGGCTATCTGTCAGCGAACCTGATCGACAAGTGGACGCTCTACACAATCGCGCAATATTGCGACGGGCTCGTGCCCGATGGCTTCGGCGGAACCGAGCCGCGCTATACCTGCAACGTGTATGTACAAACACGCAGCGAAGCGATCGCGCTGCTTCAGCAGTTCGTCAGCATCTTCAATGGCGTCACCTTCTGGACGGGCGGCACGCTGTCATTCGCGGCCGATATGCCGGGCGATGTGACGGTCAACTACAACCGCTCGAATGTCATCGACGGCGTGTTCAATTACGTTGGAACGCCCCTCAACCAGCGGCACACGACCGCGCTCGTGACGTGGAACGATCCTGCGAACAAATGCCAGCAGACTCAAGAGTATGTCGAAGGCGATCAGGAGGGAATCAACCTATGGGGAATCCGCCCGCTTGAGGTTCAGGCGTTCGGATGTATCTCGCGCGGACAGGCGCACCGCATTGGCAATTGGGCGCTGCTGTCTGAACGACTCTTGGGCGAGACGGTCACGTTCAAGACCGGCATCAATGGGGCGTGGTCCCGCCCCGGCGATATCTTTTCGACGACCGACGAGACGCGCGCGGGTCTGCGCATGGGCGGCCGCGTGCTCGAAGCGACGACGTCGACCATCCGCATCGATTCGCCGATCACGGTCGGTATCGCGCAGTTCTCCGTCATGTTGCCTAACGGCGTGTTCGAGACGCGTACGACCACGAACGCCTATGGCGAGACCGACCGCATTACGGTGGATCCGCCGTTCTCGGTCGCGCCGGCACGCGGCAACGTCTGGAGCTATCAAGCCGCGAACCTCGTCAACGAGCAATGGCGATGCGTGAGCGTCACCGAGGACGATGACGGCAACATCGAAATCGCGGGCGTTGCGTACCGCGCCGACAAGTTCGCCGCGATCGAGCAGGGCTTGCAGCTTTCCATTCTCCCGACCTCGATCATCGATCCGTTCAGCATCGGACCGTGTACCGAACTGACGGTGACGGAGAGCAAGTACGCCATGAGTCCGGTCGTCGTAGGCGCGCGCGCGACGTTCTCGTGGCTCGCGCCCTTGGGCGCAGTGCGCTTCATCGTTGTGTATCAGAATGGCCAGAACGCGCCCGTGACGGTCGAGAGCGGGATGCCGAGCATCGACGTGCAGCCGACCGAGGAAGGCTCGTGGACGTTTACCGTGTGGGCGCTCAACGCGATCGGCGTGCGGAGCGCGGCCGCGACGATCACGGTGCAGCTGCGCGCGCTGAATCAACCGCCCGCGGACGTGCAAGGCTTTCAGCTTGATATCTACAACGACAGCGGCCAGCTATCGTGGCGAGCGGCGACGGACCTCGACGTGCTCGTGGGCGGCACGGTTCAGATCCGCTATTCGACGCGGCTGACGACGGCCGTAACGTGGGAGGAAGCGAGCCCGATCGCGCAGTTCGCGGGTTCGCAGACGAGTGGCTTCGCGCCGCTGATGAAAGGAACGTATCTCGCGAAGTTCGTCAATAGCTCGGGCGCGTACTCGACGGACCCGGCCTATGTCGTCAGCACGACAGGCCCCTTGCGCGATTACAACCTAATCGTCGATATGTCGCAGCAGCCGACTTTCGGAGGTAAGAAGGTCAATTGCGAAGTTCGCACCGGCGTTCTGTATCTGTCGCAGAACGCGGATCGCACGGCCGTCGCGACGCACGCGGAATACTACTTCTCGCCGACTTATATCGATCTGGCGAAGGTCTACACGATCCGCTGTTCGGCTTATCTCGATGGCGCGGTTTACGGGCTACTCGATGACGTCGACTCGTGGCCCGACTTCGATGCGCGGCTGGACGTGGACGGCTCGAAGATCGACGAAGGCGGCGCACTCGTGATGGTCAGCCTGACGAACAAAGACCCGGCGACGGCGGTCGAGGCGGACTGGAGCCCTTACAAGCGGCTCGTCGTTTCCGATCTGACGTTCCGCGCCGCGCGCTTCATGCTGCAAGAGCAGGTCCCCGATCTGACGACCGGCATCGGCATAATCTCGCTCGGCGTCAAGGTCGATGTGCCGGACCGGATCGAGAGCCGGAACAATGTCACGATCGCGGCGGCCGGCAGCAACATCACGTTCACCGTGCCGTTCAAGGACGCGCCCGCGATATCGATCATTGCGCAAGGTCTCGCGTCGGGCGACAAGTGGACGATTACGAATCAGAGCGCGACGGGCTTTACGATCGCGTTCCAGAATTCGAGCGGCACGGCCATCGCCAAGCACTGCGACTGGATCGCGCGCGGATATGGATACCAGCACACCGCGCTTCAGAGCATCGGCTATCAAGAACTGCTGAGCGCGGACCTCGACGTACTGATGGCGCAGCGCGCCGCGATCGGTCCGGTCATGCTGCGCGCCGACCGGAGCTAAAGGAGCAACGAACATGGCACAAGTCCCGAGTTACCAGGTTCCCGCGCATCCGTCCGGGCTCGACATGCGAACGCAGTTGAACGCGATTGTGCTCGCGCTCGTCGGCGACAACTCTGGACCGACCGCGCCGTCCGTCACCTATCCCGGCATGATGTGGGGCGATACGACCGCGATGCGATTGAAGCGGCGCACGAACGCCAACGATGCATGGATCGACCTCGGACCGATCGACAACTTTCTGAGCGACGTGACGACGAGCGTCAATAACAAGGTAAATCGAAGCGGCGACACGATGACGGGCGCGCTGACTCTCTATGCAACCGGGACCATCTCGTACCAACTCTATATGAAGGCGGGCAGCTACAGCCCGCACATTCGAAGCAATAGCTCGCTACCCGGCTTCGAATGGGTGAACGGCGCAAACAACGCCGTGCCGATGAGCCTTACAGATTCTGGCGGGCTAAATGTAAACGCGCTTACTTCGGCAGGCACCGCACAGCTCAATAACTATGCACAGCTAGTGCTCGCGGGCGCGGCGGGTAATGGACGCCTGCGTGCCGATGCGGGGATACCTAACGGTTACGGTGCTGGTGCCATCGGCATCGGCACCATCAATAGCGCGGGCAATGCATGGAACCTTCAGATAGCCGATAACGGCAACTATGGCTGGCGGGGTTTCTCGTACAACGACATATCGCGTGTCGGCAACAATGGCGACTCGAACGGCTATCGAACTGTGTTCGGCGCGGGCTGGCTCAAGCAGAACGAATACAACTACGGCGCGTATCACGACTTCATGCGAGCAGCTTCGCAAGACTATGTGTGGCGCATTCACTATAACTTCAACAATGGCGCGCTCGAATTCATGTACAACGGCGGCGGCTATTGTTCGATGTCGAACGATGGCAACTTTTTTATTTCAGCCTATGGCGGCTCATGGGTGAGCAACAAGGCGAATGCCGGTTCACGCGTGCAATGGGATTCTGGCGTCAACGAGTGGGGACCGATTAACGGACCGACGACGCTCGACATGGGTGCGCCGTGGGTTATGGAAGGATGGCGCACGAACTCGAACGGGAACTGGGTATCAGGCGCGCAGTGGATTCGTGGTGTAGTGCTAAGGAATCAATGACCATGACCAACGAAGAGTTGTTTTATCTGCTGCAAAAGTTCTGGCCTGACACGATCAACGGCACGCACTACTTGACCGGCCATCGGCTCGACACGGAGGGCAAACAGCTAGGCCAAGCGTTCCTGCAGTTCTGGCGGCTGCCCGATCCGCAGCCGTCGAAAGGCCAGTTGCTGAACTGGTGGGAACAGTACAAAGACGAGATTCGCTCGACGATCGCGGGCGTGCACCATCGGTGGGAACGCGCTGAACGGCTGCTGCGTGCCGATGCGCTGGTCTGTCGCGCCGAGGACGCCGGCGACGAGGCGGCGGCCGCGGCCGCGCGCAAATATCGGCAGGCGCTGCGCGACGTGCCGCAGCAGAAAGGCTTTCCGTTTGCGTTCGATTGGCCCGTGCCGCCTGACGATGGCGAGGTACAGAACGTCGCGCGACGCGATGCGGTGTTGCGCCACCTGGACGAAGCGACCGCGCAGCCTAATCCGATCGCGGCGATGTCCGCCGACATGCTACCGCCGGTAACGTCGCTCACGGTACATGCCGATGGCACGACCAGCCCCGCATTACCGCCGCCGGAGCCGCCGATGTTTGAGTACGGCAATCTCGAAACGGGCAAGGCCATGAAGCCGCCTGAGCAGCGTAAGCCGATTGTCCCGCAGCTTGGTCCCGATGAGGTTGCGGCGACGGCCGGCGGGGAGGACGATGACGAACCGCTGCCGCATTCGCCTGGCTATGAAGAATCGATCCCGGTCGACGGCGGGACGTCCGAAAGCACGATCCCGATCGAGGAACCGCCCCCGTTCCAGCCGAGCCCGCAGCCGCCGATCGAAGCGCTCGGCCAGCCCGACGTGCAAGCGACGATTGCACTCGCAGAAGATCCGGCCGCGAAGCTGCGCGCGTTCCTCTCGGCCAATCCCGATGTTGTCACGTACATCGAGGAAAACACGCCGGCGCCAGAATCAGAACCCGATCCAGAGTCTGATCCCGACAACGACACGGGAAGCACGACAACATGACCCCGCGCACGAAGCGCATGATTCGCGGTCTGCTCGAAGCCGCCGCACTCCTGATCGTCATCGGCCTGGGCGTGTACGTAATCGTCTCGGTGCTAGGCGGCTGCACGCTCGTCGTCGTGCGCTCGGCCGGCGACGTGACGCTCGAACAGATCGGCGGGCATAACGGCTGGACGCTGACGCGCGCCGATCACGAAACGCCGAGCATCCGCGAGCGTCTGTTCGGTCTGCCTGCGTCGGGCGCCCACGCACGACCCTGAATCCGGCCGGCTGCGCGGGCGATCCTGCCACGTCCGTCGCAGCTGGAAAGAGCTGGCCGACCCGGAGCCGGTTGGATGAAATCCGGGGTTCTCTGCCTGCGGCGCGCGCGAGCCGCGCTCCGGGATTACCAGAAACGGTCAGAACGCGCCCGCGCTCGCGGGCCGATGCGTTTTTAGTCGCGCGCTCGCGCCGGACGACTCTGGTGCGTTCTGGTGTGCCGCAATTTTTCGCCCGGAGACGGGCTTTTCAAAAGGGGAAAGCGATGAAGGTAAAGATTGAAAATCAGGGAGACGACGCGATCCGCGTTATCACGGATCACGACAATATCAACGACGCGGTATTGGAGGCGGGTGCGACGGACGTTTTCGAGTCTGAGGACGAAGGTGTGATTGAGCTACGCGAGATGGGAGCCGCAGACTAGAACGAAAAAGCCCGCTCGAAATCGAGCGGGCAAACTTCTTGACCCCGTGACTTGTGGTTTTAGTTATTTCGGCGACTGTTGGCGATCGCGTGCGCGGCCGCTGTCAGCGTCGCTTCGAACGACTCTTGACTGATCCAATGCAGTTCGTTGTAACGCTCGATCGAGTAACCGAGCATTTGCGCGATCTGCTCGCGATCGGCAAGCGAGAAGTCCATCCTCAAAATCTGATCCCATCGAATCGAACCGTGTGTCAGCAGGTGCTGCACGATCGCGTTCGCGCGGAACCGCGGCTCGCCCGTGTCATCGACATAGACCTGTTGCAGCGGGTGGTTCTGTTCGTCATCCATTCAATTTCTCCCTTTACGCGATCGCGAACGCGACCAGCCCGACGACAGCGACGCAGATGCACGCAAGACCGCCGATCATCAACACGTTATTCCACATCTGCGATCTCAATCGATCGCGTTCAGAATTTCCTCGCGCTCCGCGTGCTCGATCGCGAACGCGCGCAACTGGTGATAGTGATTCGAGTACTTCTCGCGAAGCGTCTCGTCGTCGATCCACGCGAGCGCGCCGTACACAAAAAGCGTGACGATTACGCCGAACGCGTCGGCGCTGACGTTGCATTCGTAGCCGTTGCTGTCGACTGAAACATCGAACCGCTCGGCGCAGGTCGGCGCGAGATAGAACCCGCCGTTATTGAGCGTGAAGAACTCCCAATAGCCGCCGCTGTATTGCTTCGATAGCAGCGACGCTTGATGGTAGGTCTGCCCTTCGGCGCGCATTATCATGCGCGGCGTGAATGCTTCGGGCATGAACGTAAGTCGGCGCGACTCGGGTACTTGTCTTGCAGTGATACGGCCCATCGTTTCTGTCTCTCACAAAGAGCGCGCGTCGCCGCGCGCGGGTTCGTCATTACGCTTTGCGCTTTGCTGCAACTCTTTTCGCGGCGGGCGCAACTTTTTTCGCGGGCGTTTTTTTAGCGGCCGGTGCCGACTTCAGAGCCGGCGCTTTCTTCGCAGCAGGCTTCGCTGCATTGATAGCGTTCTGAATCGCCGCGCCGGTCGAGGTCACGCTTGGCTGCTCGATGATCTGCGTCGGCGGCAGCGGCTCTTTCGGCGTCGCGATGAAACCGGTCGCGCCGTTGATGAACTCCTGCGCTTTCGGCGACGCCATCACTTCGGCGCGGTCGTACAGACTGCGCACGCCGAACTTGATTGGCAGAATCGGGAATGCTTCGGGCTTCATCTTTTTCGACGCCATCGAACGCAGCGACGGCACGCCGTAACCCGTTACCGCGGCGACTTCATCGACGGTCATGTACCGCGCGGCTTCCTCGGCGGTCAACTCGGCACGCGCTTTCGGGCGTGCAGCTTGGGCGGCCGCAACTTCCTCTGCATAGCGGTGGATTTCTTCGGCGACGATACGGCGGATTGCGTTGAGTGACGATTCATCGATCATGGTGAGTTCAATATTTTTAGACATGGTAGGTTTCCTAAATTTGTTTCTAGGTTTTCGTTCCGTGGGCGATCATTGCCGCCGACACATTCATATTGCTGTGACTGCGTTCATCGAGACAGGCTTATCTGCAGTGCAATCGCTCTAAAACTTTCAGCGCACGCGGCGGCGATTGCCACCCGAGGTCAATAGCGCGCCGAGCACCATGACCAGAAACATCAAAATCGCGACCAGAATGCCGAGCGCGATAACCCAACCGACGCGCGGCGCTTCATGTTCCGTCGTCGACGAAGACCGGCTGCGCCTGCCGGTCGTTGTATAGCGCCAACCCGTTCCCGGCACGCTATAGGTCGTGCGGCCGCTTTTCGTGTTGTAGGTCACGCCGTTGCCGCCTAGCGACGTACTCATCCCGTTCTTGCTCGGATTTACGCGCACACCGGGCGCGACCTTAATCGACTTCCTCCAACTCCAGCCCAT